GGGTATTGAGCAGGTTTGCATGGTAATTCATCGTGAAGTCCAGGGTGTCGTTACTCTGGAGACCTGCCACGTACCTACGCACGTTGTCGGTAAGGTCGGTGCACTCAAGCTGTTCGGCATCACCAAAAAGATCCGGGTAGGACTTGATCGGGAACCACACATCGCCAATCTTCAGGAAAGTGCCGATCGTAGTGGTAACCGTCTTGTGAGCGGTAGATGAAGCGGTTGCGAAAGTCGCAGCATAATCATACGGGAAGGTTGCAGAAGAACCTGCACCAGCCGGGGTGATCGTCGCCATAAAATCACTTCCTATATTTAATAATGTTTAACAACGGGAATTTTCTAAAATCGACTATTTCCTCCGCATTCCCGATCCTTCGGGAATACCTAGCGTTTAGCCGATAAATTTTTGAAGACTCTGTTTCCACTTGGAACGCACCCATATCACGGATGAACCCCATGGCCTGCATCCCACGGTCGGCAATCTGCATGAGTTCATAGCAATCGTCTAAGGACGTGTTTGTGAACATGTTTATCGAGACCGCACAGTAAACCGCATTGTCGAGGTAATGGTAAGACATGTCCGAGGCGGTTTGGTTGTTTGAGACCGTTTGGACAGAGCATGTGGGAAATTTTGCAATGTCGCCATTCGGGGTGGATGTCACCCTTGCGACCTTGTCTCCCAAGATAACCTTGATATTGGTCAGTATCCGGTTCTGCCATAAGATCATGCAAACACCTCCCTCACCACAGAATCGACCGAATCCATCATTTTCAGATAGGCGCGGTACATCGGCATGGTCGGCTTCTCACCAAAGCTATGATGTTGTACGCCATTTAGATCCGTCCACGTCCATCCCATCGGGTCAAACGCATGGATCTGTTCAGGCATCGTGCCTTGCCCCATACCTGCCAGTCTTGCTATATAATCATTGGGTTGTCTGTTGTGTCCATCCCTGGAGTCGGATGCCATCCATCCTGAACCAAATTCCGCAAGCATGATTGGAGAGACCATGTACGATTGCACACCGCCTGAGTTTACCCACTTTCTTTCGATTTGAGGGGAGCTTCCCCGATAGATCGCCAAAACGCCTTTCGGGGTGTCGGTTAGCTCCTTGGTAAAAACGAGAAATTGTGAATATTCCCCGGCATTTGCAACGGATACGGATATGCCCCGTTCCATCAGTTCATCTAGGAATTTTCTGGTCAAGCGCATTAGCTCATCTTGGAATTTCTTCAGTTCCTTTGCAGCCTTTCGGAAGCCACTGGCAGAAAGGTCGATCTTAATCGTCCTCTGCATCGCGTGTTAGCTCCTTCAAGGCATAATGGACGTGGTAATGGCCTTTGGCAATGGCGTTGACCTTGTATCTTGCCGTCTCTGGATCGATACTGCCGTCCGTCCGTCTGCCGGGTTCCTCCGTCCATATCAAGGTCTGTTCGTTTATATCCAGGTGCATGTGCGTGGTGGAAAGCGTATTGCTATAGTAGATGCCCTGCCCAAATAGTTCGGATTGGGATTCACCACGGGCAGGCGAGATGTTGGCGCGGATTGTCTTTGGTTCTCCATAGGACGAAACGTATTCGCCCGTATAGTCGCCATTCTCATCCACCGCATCAACTTCACCGTCCCTATTACAGTACCAGATTTTTACACAGTTGATCCATGGTTGTAGCATCAGACCACCTGCGCAATCGGTACGACATCCGTCAAGATGTCACTATTCTTCCACATCCGCGTGGTACTGGCATCCGTAAGCATTGCGAGTCCCTCCGCTCCCACCCTACCGTATAGTTCGGGGATGACCTGGGCTGCAATGTACGTCTTGTGGGTATAAAAATACCTGTAGACGTCTGCGTCTATCATCTCCCGTGTGTACTCAGGAGGGTAGTTGCGGAGTTTTTTATACATGTCAAAAACGGAATCGACCAATAATTGTATGAATTTATCGGGGAATTCCTGATCCTGCGTCGCAAGTTCCATCAAACCAAAATACGTCTTGGCAAGTTCGAATATCTCCTGTTCCGTATCGGTCAACTCCTTTCCATCCAAAAATGGATTATTTCTTGGGCGGTCTGCCAGCCTTCTTGGGTTCCTCCACTACTGGAGTGGGAACGGGTTCCTCAGCAGGCTTTGTGACCTTCTTCGGGGATTTATCGATAACCCACCCAGAATTCAGAAAAGCCTGAACCTGGATGGTGTCGTTTAGCTCCCAGACCGTCCCGTCTTTAGTAAGTCTGGTCATAGTTTACCCCCATTAAGCAGCCTTGATGACAGCGATGGCGTTAGCCTTGTTGTTGAGGATAAACGCGTCATAACGGAAGCGACCCTCGACAAGGTTGCCGGACACACCAGGGACACGATCCCAGATGTAATAGTCAAACAGCTTGACAGGGGATACCATTGCCTGGTTGTTGGTCAGGATGGCATCAACACCAGTCGGGAAGTAGGACTTCGGAGCCTTAATAAAGTACACACCGTCGCACTCACCGATAACGCCAGTGAGGGTAATCTGCTGTGCCATGTCACCCTTCTTGATGAAGTTATCGTCCTGCTTCAGGAAGTTGTAATAAGCAGGAGTGCAGATGCAGAAACGCCCATTGCCAGGAACGGAGGCATCATCCAGTTTTTCCTGCATACCAAGGAAGTTGGTATAAGCGTTCGCGGCACTGGAAGTAGCCTCGATCACGTTTGCAACCGGGGCACCTGCGACCAGCTTGGCAATACGATACTTGTCGATCTCGGGGATGACAACCTCGTCGATCTGCCGACGCAGAGCCTTTGCAGCAGCCATAACGTCCAAGGTGTCCTGTTGCTGCTTCAGGTCGATGGTAAAGGTAAAGGAACGATCCTGGGTGATGGACAGCTCCTGAGTGTTGTTCTGGAGTTCAGCCGGAGAACCATAACGGGAAGTGCCCTCCATCTGATAGTCGTTCATTGCGACGGTCGGGACGGTGTAAACCATAACAGTCTTGACACCGATCCAGTCGTAATCATTATTGGAGATACCGGAAGTAAGCGCACCAGTGCGGAAACGCTCGTCTACTACATTAGAGTACTTAGTGGCATAATTGTAGCCAAGTGCCATAAATGTCAGATCCTTTCAAATAAATTTTTAGATTTATTTGACCGAATTCCAACCGACAAGGAATTGGTCAACTTCTCCCTCGGAATTGCCGACATTGACACCGCTGATAGACTGGGCGCGGAGTTCTTTTTCCTTCTCCTTGACCTGTTCGTTCAGAACCTGCTTGTAGAGACCGTTCAATGCGTCAAAGTCGCCTTTAACCTCTGCATCTGCCATCTTCTGAGCCACGGAGGGCTTGTAACCGGCACCGATGTAACGGTTGTATGCAAGCTGATTCTTCTTGAAATCCTCCAGACCTTTGACATATTCTGCCCGTTCGGTCTGTTTCTGGATCTCCTCTTCCTGCTTGCGCTCCTCTTCCGTCTGACGCGCTTGGAATTTCCGCTTGTAATCAGCAGCTTCTCCGGTTGCTTTATCCAAAGCCTTCTTGTTACGCGTGTTTTCGGCTTTGAGGTCGGCAATCATTGCCAGAAGGTCGTTCATGGTATAGCCACCTTCCTGCTTGTTCTGACCTTCATCACTCTCATTCTGGGTTGCAGGATCCGCGTTCGATTCAGGATCTGCGACGGGAGTCGGGTCAGCAGATGCAGGATTCGGATTTACAGGTTCAGCGGTAGTGTTAACTACGGGGTTAGTTGCGATGTTTTCGTTCGGCATAACTTATTGTCCTTTCATGTTTTGCGATTATCGTCTTCTCTGACACTTCTTTCATTGCGATTAACGTCTTCTCTGACGGGCTGCGAAATGTTTAACGCCCCTTCTCTGGGGCTTATATGTAACTCACGAATAGGTGAGTGTGCATCTACAATTTACAATTTCATCCGGGAATTCACAGGGCTGCCGTGGATACAGCAGGAGTGCTTGGCCTACATGGAAGTATTCGTCAATCGGGATTGTCACCCCGTCTACCTCCCTGTGAGTCTTTCTTACTCTCTCATCCCTCATTGTTACCCACGTTTTGTATTTATATCCATTAGCTTTCGCTATACGGAATTCATCGTAATTGAATACGGTATTTGTTTCATTTTCGGCATTGAGCCTTGCCCGATCCTCTGAAAGCCAATAGGAATCAGCGGATGGTGCCCCATCGCCAAGATGAGCTATCGTAGTATCTATAAGGCGTCTTACATAACGTCTTACATAACGTCTGATTGGATTATCTAGAACTGTGTAATCGTCAATCAGAACAAGGAACTGTTCCGTTAAATCCTTGTCAATCGCTGACAGGTCTTCATATCCGTAAGATTTATAAACATAGATCCTCGCCAATGCGGTAAAGACCAGACCCATGAGGGCTGTCGCAAAAGAGATCCGTGTCTTTTTCTCGGATTCGGATAGGTTCATTTCACCGAACCACTGTTCAATCGGCATGGAACGTGGGGCTTCGTAAGCGCCAAGGACGTTTAATTCATCGAATCTTAGCTGCTTCAATCTCCCCACCTCGCGAGTAGTTGTATTCGGGCATGTATCCACCTAGTGAAGGCGAATTGACGTCCTGATCCGTGTTGTCGCTCATCAGGCGTTTGGTGCCATCCGTTCCTCCAGTCCCCGTGTTATTCGGGAAACTGGTCTTGCCTGCCATCCCTGCGACACGGTTCTGCTGATACATCGTGATCATATCCTTGGAGTTTTCCCATGCCTGGGCTGCGTCCCCGAAAAGTTCGACCAACTGGAATGCATCCGCACCGTATACGCCAATGTTTAACAGCGTTGCCAGAGTATTGGCCTTGGTACCCAAGTCAAAAGTCTTGTTCCTTGGGAATTTCAGTTTCAAGTCGGTAATACGGAGTTTCATAAGTGGATCATCCGCAGGAACCACACCAGATTTACGGATTGCGATAAGTTCCAGCGCAATCAGTTCCATCTTTGACTTGCGGATCACGTTCTCCTGTTTTAGAGCCACAGCTTCAGCAGCCGTCCACCCGGCAGACATCGAAAGGGAGATACCCGTGGAGCCTCCACCAGGTTCAAGCTGAATCGGCACGTAGCATTTCTGAAGAATGATGTTTCGGGTGTTCATGATGTTTTCCAGGACACCCCCGAAATCAAAGGTTGAAGAAATCGGCTGTACGGAAGGTCTATTCCCATTCGGAGCCGTCTTCGTGATAAGCCACATGCCCTGACGCATCTCTTTTGCCTTGCCCGTTGCAGGATCGATGGGCAATTCCGCATCATTCATCCACCAGAGTTCCTGCGTGGTCTGCGCGACTGAATTGCAGAAATCAGAAACCTCGACATTCAGGGCATCCAAATGGGATAGTTGACGCTCGAAGCAGCCTAACATGTCGTAGGAACGGTTGTACTCAACGACAGGGATCCTTCCTAACGGGTTCCTCATGCCGTTTGCGCTGCCTGCGGTCTCATCGAAACTCCATCCCAAAGTGTCGGAGTCAACGTACTTCACAAGATTCTTGACTTCATAGCGGAAATCATCGGTGAAACATGTAAAGTACCTGTCTCCTTCTGCCGTCTCCCTGTAGGTGACCGACATCATCTTCTTCTGGGTTGCATCATTCCGATAAACGCAGAAGGTGTACATGGGATTTAGGGTCGAGACCTTAAAGATCGGTTCATCCACACCGTATTCGTCGTTGTAGGACGCGTATGGATTCGGAATCACCATCTGGTATCCGATACCAGTGATTTCTACATAACGGCCTAGTTCCTGATCGAGGGAATACATCCCGACCGCATCATTGAGCCAACCAAGATAGACGATGCCATCATGGCTGTCCTCCGTGGGGAGGTTCGTATCATCGCGCTGCACTATCGTTATGGGGTTGCCCCAGTGGTAGGCTGTCTTAAATTCGACAATCTGATTTGCCAAATTGTCAACTATGCGAAGGTCGATCTCTGGACGGATGATCTTCTCCCGTTTCAAGGGTTGGACGCCTTTTTCGTATCGGAGCAGATAGGCTATCTGAATCTGGTTCTTCTGGTGGATAGCAAAAGCCTCACGAAGGATGGTCAGGAGGTTGTCCTTGTCGATGT